TACCGGAGTTCCAACAACTGGTGATCCATCCGCGACAAGATTTTGCTTTATAACCGGAAATTTTGAACGCATTAACGCTTCTTGGGCTTCAAGAGTTTTCTGGACATTGAAGATTTCATGTTCCTCGATAGAAGCAAATCCAGCTTTCTCCGCTTCCCGTTGCCTACGTCCTATCTCACCTTCTTTAGCATCACGTTCTTTTTGTGCTTTCTTTTCTTTAGCCCGATCCAAAGGGATCATAGCTAACTTTTTAGTACCACCCTGTTCCTTTATCCAATCGAATGTCTGATCGACACTCATATTGTATCCGATAGGCTCCATGTCTATCATCGCGTCTAAGCTATTAGCAATCTCGGAGCGTACACGTTTTGCATCAGCCTTAAGTTCATTAGGAACACTAAAGTCTAGCTTATTAAGAGTCCAGTTCAAAAGACGAAAACCAAAAGTACTACCTTTAGCCTCATTGATTAACTTATGGAAGCCAAGCTCGATACTCTCTCGCTTGGCTGTCTGCAAGGCACAATACAATATGGCCGTAGTTTTGTTAGCCCCGCGATTTGTATGGATAAGACCAAGTTCGATATCGTCCTTAAGTACTCTATCAAGCCCCTGCAACTGGTCAGCAAGGACGGACCAAGACAATGGATTGTTAGAGGGGCGTTCACTAAAAGCGTCACGAAATTTATTATAATCACCGTCAGGCATACCTAAACTCCTTTTCTTGGACGTATCAATATAGACAATCAAAGAGAGATACGTCAATCGATAAACTTCATGGCGTCCTCCAATTGTGTGGTATACGTTTGATCGCACGAATGGTTTTTGTCTTGCAATAGTAATGATAGATTTCGAGTGGGTCTTGTGTTTCGATCCACTGCTTAGCTTCATCGAATGTGGTGAAGGGCTCATCATCCAACCATTTGTCGGACGAAACGCGTTGACCCGGTATCCAGAATGTGGTAGATGTTCGCCGCGTGTCATAGGTACTGCGTTGGATATAGCAGTGCATCGCAGGGTGCCTACCGTTCCAGAAGTCCTTACCGTGACGGTTCACATCAGGCGACCAGTACCAATCTGACATTTGTAGTGCTCGCTGATTGACATAGATGCGGAAGGAGGAGCTTAGCAGACCCTTCCGCATCGGTAAATAGGGGTAATAAGGACGAGCGCCCTTATTACCTCGCTACTGGATGCCGTTTGTGTGTAGCGATACGATATTGCTATCGGGGGTTTGTACTGGAGTATCGTCCCCGTTAGCAGCTTCGGATTGCCCATGCTGTAGCTTGCCGGCGATCTTGGTGAGATAGCTTTGAACCCGTTCGATGACTGGCGGCCCCAGCTTACTGAAATGGACTACACACGCTTCAAGAGACTTGATATCGATAATATCCATGTTGTCGGCTAGCGGAGCCTCACGATTGAACTCAGCCAGGAGTCCGATAGCCTTGATGAAGCTCGCCGCCAATTTACGCTCGGCATGTTTATCGGGAGTGAAAAGTTGAACCCGTCCGTAAATCTCCCGGTGAACAACATCACGAGTCCAACCCGGCGGATAGTCGGGATGCTGCTCTGCTCCGTGCTCGCGGGAACCCATACCGCGTTCTTCACGGGATAAGGTATCAAACGGTTGAAGGTTCTCTTTCCGACGTTCTGCTTGTTTGTCGAGTATGATTTTGGTGGTTGTTAACTCACCGGCTTCCTTCATACGACGCTTGTACCCCGATACACTGCCTTTTGAGACACCATGCTTGTCGGCGAGTTGTTGGAGATTGGCGTTGGGATTGCGTTTGAGTGCTGCAATAACAGCCTCTTTCTTGTCCGGGATCACCTTATTACTGGCGGGGCGCAATTTGCCGTCCCGCCCTTTAGTCTTACGGTCAACTGTTTGCTCTTGGACAGTTGACCGATGCTTTATTACAGTAGTAGGCGCAACACCTGTCATCTCGGCGATTGCCCGATTGCTGGCATCGGGATTACGCTTCGCAATCTCCTTGATGATTTCGCCTTGTTCGTCATCACTCAAATGGCGGCGAACAAAGTTCATCGAGATGACATAGGAGAAGATGTCAACGTTGGGATCGAGATGTTTGTAGCGCTGTGCGACACCAGTTTCGCTACAGGCGCGGTCGCGGTTTCGACCATCAACCAGAAATTCACCAGTGTGGTCGAGTACAATTTCTTCACGAAGACCAAACTCCGCAATGTTCTTTTTAAGCTGCTCATATTCGGAATCATTCATCAACCGAAACAGCATAGCATCGGGATGTACTTGCATTGCTTTGTTTCCTGGGAAAAGAGGAGGAGGGGTGAACCCCCTCCTCCCTTTAGTTGGTACCGAAGCGTTACTCAGCAGCCTGAGCAGTCCCGGTAACTTCAATCACGGGGAAGCTGTCATCCATCCGGGGATCGAGACGCTTCACTACCGTGTTGGTGCGCCAGAAGTTGAAGGCACGCATCGATAGTGCCAGGATTTTTACATCCGTCAACTTCTGCCTCGCCTTGGCACTGCTAGGTGCCGCGAGCTTAGCAGCTTCATGCTGGTCAAGCCGCTGTTGCAGTATCGCTACCGGATGGGTCAGCGGCAAATCGGCCTGCGTCAGCAGTTGCATGAAGTCTTCCAGCACACCCAAACCGTATGCCTGATTGATCTTCCACGCGAGGAAGGAGGCAACGGAGGTATCATCCAACCGCTTAATAGCGGCAGGATACAAATCCCTGACGAGATGAGCCGTCTCGCCAAGGGTCGGATTAGCCTGAGCATAGTCGAGAATATCGACGTTATTGATTGGCATAACGGGGAGCCGGCCAGAGAAGACCAACGCATCCTCGTCATAGCGAATCGCAAACTTCTTAATTACCGACTGCAAGTGTTTGCTCATGCCATTGACACCGGCAATTTCCAGCGTATCTTCACCGTTACGAGATACGCCATTGTCGATGTAAGCAAACAGGTAATCGTCATGAGGTACATCGGCGACGATGTACGAATCAAACGAGCACCCGGAGAAGTAACAGGCGAAGAGCCTGTGGCCGGCATCTTCAACATCATCGTTGACCGTGATGATGATGGGTTCGCCGGTCTTCTTCCACCGCTTGTTTGCCATCTGCGTGCCATAACGCAGAACATCGGCCCACCGCAATTTACGGTTCCGGCGATTGCAGATCAACATCTGCTCTGCCATTTGCGGAGTGACCGTATACCAGCCGTTGTTCAATCCCAGCTTGGGACGCGGCTGCTTCTCGGCCCACTGGCGGAACCTTTCAACGGACTGTTGAAAGGCATGTTGTCCCGCGCGAAGATCACAACGAATGGCGGGGGTCCATCCCCCGTCAGGGGACTTCTCGAAGACCTCCCCAATAGGGGTATCTAACGAGGCCGTCATACTCATAGCTCGTTCCTTTCCAATGCGAGAGTGCCGGGTTTACAATAAACCTCTGACCGTCGCATCATGGGTGTATCGGGAAGGAACGGGTCTTGTCAACCCATAAAAATGGCGGCACTTTCGTTTGCTATTAGTACGCGCGCGCGTGCATTCACACAGGCGCGCGCGTACCTTATTAGGCCGGGATCAATTCCGCGGTCTTCGCAGCGGCAGTGATTCGTTTCAGAACCGCACGCAATACGCGCGCGCTCTTTTCATTATGCGGGATCATGCCTAGCAGAGTCTCGATCAAGTCCTTTTCCGGTGCGGACCAATCGAGCCCAGACTGTACAGTATGATCCCCTAGTATCGCAGCGGCAACTTCCGCTGCTTTCTTGGGATGGCTCGACTCCAGCTTCTCGGCAATTTGCACCGGAGTTTCGTTGTCCCAGTCACCGGACTCATCAACCAGATTCTTGATCCGCTGGCGCGCCCAGTCTAGAGAGTTCTCATCCTGCTTCTGCTTTTGGTCCTTCTTTTTACCGCGCCGCTTGGGCTTAGCATCGGGATCGATAAAATCGGCGTCCTTAGCCCAATGCTTGAATACTGTCTCCGGGTAACTAAACCGGGACTGCTCTACCAGACTCTTTCTGCTGCGCCATACACGAATCGGCTCTTCGTGTTCTAGGCACTTGAACAAATAGGACCGGACAACCTTATCGGATGCCGGCGAATCACTCAGCTTCAATTTCGGATGCTGCTTCAACCAGTCACTATAGACTTTGGAGAAACCGCCGCCTTCTTCTCCGCGTGTGACATCATCCAAGACATTGGCAGCACGTAGGCAAGCTTGCCTACCGGCTTCTAATGCTCGCGCGATGTCCATCCAATGATCGAAAGTGCGTTTTAGAATTTCAACCGCCCTTTCGCCAGTACGAATTCGTTTTGACCTCATCCTCTGTCTCGGGGATTTGGTCCTTACCTTTAGCCATTGTATCTTACTCCGTTCTAGGGTTCTCCTGCGGGTCTAGGGTTAAGTCAGCTTAACCCTAGCGGGGTTGCACATAGACCTATAAAGGTAGGGTCTGCTGGCCCCGATGTCAAGCACTATTATCGATCATAGTAATACATAATTACTTTGTACAATAGAGTGGTAATAAAAGGGGCGAGGTATTAACCAAGCCCCTATTTGGTATTTTTATGCCGATGCCTGTTGTTCTGATACCACCACCGTAAGTGTCGGTTTATCTTTCTTAGTAGTTTGACGCGCCTTCTTTAGATACTCATTGCACAGTTCACGAACTTTTGTCACGGCGTCATTTGTCTCGCTGTCAAACAATGGTTCGTCGTTGATCTTGGCTCGCTCAACTTCGGCAATCAAACTGGCCATTTGCGAATAGGCTTCATCTGCTAATGCTCGCCACTTTGCTTTTGGACTTTCTTCTGGTGGGACAATTATCGGAGGTGTAGCAGGTTCGTCCGGGACAAATTGGGTGTCTTCAACTGGATTGGTGATAGTTTCATCTTCACCAGTCGCTTCTACTGGTTCCGGTTGCTCTGGCTGGTCATAACGCTTCTTGTAATTGGTGACAATCTTATTGGCTTCTGCCACCGTCATCAGCAGATCGGGATTGTTCTTCAATCTTTCTTTGAGCAGTTTTGGATAGGGTGTGAATTCACGGTATACTGACCATGATACGCGTGTCCCACGCGGGACAGGCCATGCATGAGACATATCCCGCATATGTCGTAAAGTAGATAATGAATAGCACAAACCGTTTCTATCGAGTTCTTCTAATGCCTCTTTCAATTTGGCAGTAGAGCCATTGTTGGCACCATTCTCGCCAGGAGGTCCACATTCTTTTAATAAAGCATCGCCAATTTCCCATTGCGATGATTCATGACGTAAGCAGGCTTCTACTGTTTGTTCGTACATAACAGAACTCCGCAGGCGGGAAGGTGGTATTGTCCTCCCGGAAAAACAGCTTGTCAATTGGAATTAAATCTGGTAGTTTCAAGGGGCTATGATGAAACCCCTATACTACAAACTGCTCGGCAAAATTCCAGTCCCCTGCACCAATACATTGGAGTGGGGGGCTTGGTTTGAATCTCATTTTGAGGATCGGGTTGTTGCTAAGACCGATATCGGTCCTATGCAAGTCTCGACCGTGTTTGTCGGGTTGGATATGAGTTTCTTTGGTAAAGACCCGCTATTGTTTGAGACAATGGTGTTTAATGACGAAGGGGAAGACTTGCTATGTAATCGCTATCATACATGGGGCGAAGCCGAGGCCGGTCATGCCAAGGCAGTGGAATTTGCGGCTGAGCGATTGTATATAGCACAGGATGATATTGCCACGGCTATGGATCACTAGATTAGACCTTCGTTGCGAAGCCTTGATATTCTTTCTATATTTGTCTCTGATCCATTCACGGCGGGTTGATTAGACTTCAAGGTTTCTAATCGTTTCAATCTTTCTGATCGTGTCTTCTTTTTAATCTCTGTAAGTTCGGCAGCAAGTTTCTTGGCGGTAGTCTTTACCTCTACCTCATCAAATGTTTCTGTTTCTGTCTTAGTTTCTATAACGGGGGTTTCCTCAATAGGCTTTCGTATAGATCGACGCCGTACAGTAGTGCGTTCGCCCCCGTTGTATTTTGGAATGTTAAGCTTGGCTATAAACCTTTGCTCCATCTCATATAATTCCTCCGGTTTATACGCTTTGTATCTGTAACTATCAAAGACTTTAGCGCCTTCATTAATGTGTTGTAATATTCGTCTATGAATGTAGAGGCTTTTACCAACATACACGCACTCTTCGCCGTCATATAAAAAATAGATGCCACTCAAAACGGAGACTGTAAATTTTGGTAGATCACGCGGGATATTCTCTCCCCTTCCAGAGCCAGGAATATGTACGCCGGCCTTAACCTCACCGATAGTGCTATGCAACCATTCTTCGGCATCCTTTTTTAGCTTGAATGTTTTTAGGTGCCGTTTGCGATTCTGGTCAAAATAATCACAAACCCATCTGGTCTGAATCTCATTATCCGCTCCTGTCCATGTACGTTTTCGTATCGAGGCCATTTTAGGGTAGTCTCTTACTAATGCTGCATTCCAGATATCGGACTATGATCCCGGCGCGGGTTATCTCTACAAGGTCTTTGGAATACAATAATGCCGTGACTGCCTGATCACATAGGGCTACCTTTTTGTCCCATGTATTGTCTATTGGTGGCATCACAAGAACTAGCATAAAACCGATTAATAGGGAGACAGCGATAATTCCTAAGCCACCTCCCGCTAGCTTTGTATAGGTTATGTTCATTGTACCGTCTTTGGTTTGCGAAGCTGATTCGGGTCTAGTTCATTGGCCAAAGCCGGATCGTTAAACCATCCCGGTATATTAAGGCACATATTACACCGGTCGGTGACAGGACCGACAATCACCATAATATGCCGGCCACATTCGATGCAGTCGAATTCATAGGGACGGTTGCTGTAATCGGTCTTCGCGGCACCAACATAGCAGTCATAGCACAGCGGTTTATCAAGATACTTCCCAGTGGTCATGACACCGCAGCCACTACAGATTTCCATATAACTACTCATCCCGTTTCTCCGGTGGTGTTGGTGGCCGGATTTCCATGTCGAGGTAGGGACCGCCAGGGATCAAATGGATGTTATACCCGGCACCGCATTTGGAACAGAAGATGTTCTGTGACAGTCCCGCACTCGGCCCATCATAAAACTGGGTACCGTGACAGTGCAGACATTCGGTGAAGCGGTTCATTCCTCATCCACCACATTGGTTGCCATTTGCAGAAACTCGCCGAGTAACACCGCCTGAGCTTCGGTGAGATTTAATTGTATGGTAGGATCGCCACTGAAGCTAGGACTGTTTAACGGAATGTCATCACTGATGATCGGACTGCCATTCGGTAGGAAGTGACTCTCTGCCTTATGTTTTGGGACGAGCGTAATCTGTAATGTCACCGGGTGGTCACCATTCTCCGGTTTGGTCAGAATACTGACTTCTAGCTCACCTTTAACATCGGGATTACCGACATCGATTTGGTTGATGCCAACCATCATAAAACTGCAACCGTCACCAAAGTGGGGGATTTTCATTTATTCCTCCGGTCTAGATTGAGAATACCTCTGCGGCAATTCTCGTACAGAAAGTATTCCTTATCATCCAGTAATTCCCGCATCTCTTTATCTGATGATTTGAGGACGGTCATATCAAGATCATACCTACAGGGTGAGGCACAATTCAAACAGACGGTTAAATCTCCCGGTTTAGGGACAGACTCATCCCCAATTCTAGTTGAAGCAGCAATCTTAACTCCACACCACGGGCATAGTGATAGCTTATGTTGTACTGTTTTAGAGATGGGGTTCATATGTACCATCCTATTATAATACCAATGAGAAAAGCAGCGGTAAGGATACCGATAAACTTAAGGAAGGAGTTACGGTTTTCCCGGTGTAGTTCTTTACGGAGGGTTTCTATTCTGGAGGTGATGTCATTCATCCTTTAATCCCCTGACTTCAGCGAGCACGCGGGCGGCAGATTCACGAAGGACTGAAGGATAGCCAGGAAATCCTTCATCTAGTTCATTATAGTACTCCCCCTTATTTTTACCAACACATTTTCTATTTTCTATACCGAACCAATTTACTAGATACTGACAGGCATCCCTTAGATTCTTCCACTCTGCTTGTTTTACTACAATCTGAACAAATCTATTTATCGATCTTTCAAATGAAGGTGTATCCATCCATGTTGGATGGAATAGGTTTCTGACCTTATCATTCTTGAATGATCTGTCATCTAGTACCTGTTCATAGAAAGTCTGCCAATTCCAGATGTCTCGATCTTTAAGTATCTCCAATACCCCTTCAGGTATCGAAGAAGAGGGAGGGCGGGCCGCGCGAGCGTGCGGACCCTTCCTGTCCTGATTGAGAGACTCTAAAGAGACTACTTTAGTAGTCTCTTTAGAGTCTATCTGGGTTGAAGCGGACTTCACCCTTCCTAGTGAAGTGGACTTCACCCTTCCGGGGCCGGAATCTGGCGGTTTCCTGCCGATTTTTCCATCGGAGGGGAGCATCGAAAACTGGGGGATGTACTCGTTCGCGGTGCCGCGATGCGGGCTCGCGGGGCGCTTCACCTTGAAGAAGCCAAGTGCTTCCAGATGTTGGATCGCGGTGATGATGGTGCGTTTGGAGTATCCCAGCCACTCAGCCATTTTATCGAGTGACGGATGTGCGTGTCCTTTAATGACATATATACTTAGAAGATATTCACTGACTCTTGCGGCAGAGAATGTCATGCTGGGATAGTGTGTTATTACACGCTTTAGTTTGTTGACCTTTTCTTTGTCATGTAGAACAAATGGAATAACGTTTGTGGCTGTGGGCATAAAGTTCCTCCACCGTCTAAAATCTTAGACGATCAATCAGGAGAAACATTGATTTGAGGGCTTGACTCGGCGGAAGGCCCGCCCTTATAATCAAGTCATCAGTCAGTGTGTCGTTCACTGATTGACCGCCCAGCTAGTGTTGCAAGCACTGAACTGGCACTGAATTTGGGGTCGCATCTCGTGAGGGGATGCGACCCCAATATTCAACTTGGTGACGATACTCCCGTCACTGCCCTATCGCCTATTATTTTTTAGTGGTAGTGACGGATGGTGACACCTCCAGAGGTTGTGTCACCAATTCGTCACTAATAATGCGCTTCTTCTTGGGTTCTCGCACTAACGTTGGCTCGCGCTTGACTATTGGTTCTCGCGACAGTCAAGGCTCGCGCACCTTCCATAGTTCTCGCGAGGGGCAGTGGCTCGCTCTTTTGAGAGTTCTCGCTTGTCCTTTGGCTCGCGCACCATTTTGAGTTCTCGCAGTGTGTTTTGGCTCGCGCTTCCTCTAGGGTTCTCGCAATCGCGAAGGCTCGCGCGAAGGGGCTGGTTCTCGCATTGACTGGGGCTTTTTACACGCAACTGACTTGGTTCACGTTCGTATATCTGGCTCGCGCCGGATGCTGGGTTCTCGCATTTACTGAGGCTCGTGCTATCTAGTAGGTTCACGCTGGGATGATGACTCACGCAGCAGTTTGAGTTCTCGCAGTAAGCAGGGCTCGCGCTCTGTTTTGAGTTCTCGCTGCCAATTGGGGCTCGCGCTAGGCATAAGGTTCACGCTAGCGATAAGGCTCACGCAGACTTCCTAGGTTCTCGCTTCGCCTTTGGTTCGCGCTTGGCACAAGGTTCTCGCTGGTGTTAAGGCTCACGCCCTGTTTTGAGTTCTCGCGTTCCATTACATGGCTCACGCTGCACTTTGAGTTCACGCTGTCTTTATGGTTCGCGCATTATATAGAGTTCTCGCACCGACATGGGCTCGCGCTACATTCTAGGTTCTCGCAATTTGCTGGGCTCGCGCACTGGATAGAGTTCTCGCACATATCAGGGGCTCGCGCCGTTTAAATAGTTCTCGCGTTTATCACGGCTCACGCGTTTTTGAGAGTTCTCGCAACAATCTGGGTTTGCGTGGTCCTCCGGGCTCGCGCATGGTACAAGGTTCTCGCTTCCAAATTGGATCACGCGCGCTGCTAGGTTCTCGCAGGAGTCAAGGTTCACGCGGATCGTTGGGTTCTCGCATCATATTGGGCTCACGCGGTAGAGCGGGTTCACGCTTCAACCAGGGCTCGCGCATGCAATTAAAGTTCTCGCACGGCATAGGGCTCGCGCATGTCCTTATAGTTCTCGCACCTCAGAGGGCTCGCGCTGACCACATGGTTCTCGCCATATAAAGGGCTCACGCGCATCTTTGAGTTCTCGCATTAGCAGTGGTTCGCGCCATGCTTTGGGTTCACGCTGACAACTAGGCTCACGCACTTGAACGGGTTCTCGTCCTTTGCTTGGTTCGCGCCGATCCCATGGTTCTCGCCTGTATTCAAGGCTCACGCACTCTGATTGGTTCTCGCGTTACACTTGGTTGACGCCATCGTCTTAGTTCTCGCAACAAAGTAGGCTCACGCATAATTTCGGGTTCTCGCGTAGCTGTGGGTTCACGCTCCCTCTATAGTTCCCGCAGCAAATTTGGCTCGCGCTTTCCAAATAGTTCTCGCATTGGATATGGCTCACGCGCAACCAATAGTTCTCGCAGGGGTTAGGGTTTAATGCGCCGCTAAAAAGGTTCTCGCATAAGGTAGGGCTCACGCGGATCGTTGGGTTCTCACACCATATAGTGGTTCGCGCCCTTTTCTTAGTTCTCGCCGTGCTAGAGGCTTCGCGCTTTCCAGAGGGTTCACGCATAAGATATGGCTCGCGCAACCTGTTTAGTTCTCGCGTCATTTGAAGGCTCGCGCAGATCAAGGAGTTCTCGCGTCATGGAAGGCTCGCGCCAAACATAGGGTTCTCGCAAAATAACAGGCTCGCGCTTCTCTATAGGTTCTCGCCTCCTATCAGGCTCGCGCTTGCCATAGGGTTCTCGCAACCAACTGAGGCTCGCGCCCGGTTTTTGGTTCTCGCTCACCACCAAGGGCTGGAATCTTTTTGAACGTTCTTGACTTGACAATCGTTGAATCCCTAACTATTAGGGACCGCAGCGGTAGATGGGGCTGGGAAAATCCTGCCACTACGCGGTGAGCCACAGGCCCGCGAAGCCACCGATCTACCTGACGGGACAAGACCCTGGCTATGTGCGGTATCGTACAGGCCGGGGTCTTTTTCATTCTGCCGCCACCACCGCACGGCTGTAGGAACTGAAGGCAATTTGGTGATGCTCCTTGCAATAGGGGCCGTTTTGGTTGGGCTCGATCTTCTTACCGCACCATTTGAAGCCGGGAACCCGTGGATCGCCTAGAGGCCAGCGACAGTCACGGTGGCCCAGCCTCTCTAGCGGATGTAAGGGTTTGACCCTTACCGGTTCCGGTTCTATTTCTACCGGTTCTGTCACCACATTGACTTTTTTCGGAGACGGTTTTGTCACCTTTTCTGTGGTGGCTTCTTGCGTATTTTTTGGCTGTTGTGTTTTGGGTTTTGATTTTGTTTCCTCTTTGGTGGTTTTTGTTCTAGCAGTTGCGGGGAGGCTACCGGACTTGCGCAACCGCGCAATCTTAGAGGCTACTGCACCCGGCAGGCAACCAAAATGTTCGGCAATAAGTTTGGTATTATCGCCATTGATCACCATATCAATTAATTCGGATGTCTTCTCAGTTGTCCAATGATCGGGCAATTGGCGATCCTTTCAGGATTTGGTTTAACGGAGTAATATAGTGGCAAAAAGTGAGATTGTCGAGAGAATCAAGGACTTACGGACCCGCAGGATGAACCTGTCCCAGTCCGAGTTCTGCGACCGTTACGGGTTATTGCTGGAGACATACAAGAAATGGGAGCAGGGGGCTAGGGCGCTCGATGCCGTGGTGGTGCTCTATTTGGAGATGATCCTGATCGACCCGGAGGGTATGGCCGGCATGGTCCAGAAGGTCAACTGGCGGCGGCAACTGAAGGCGGCGTGACACCTACCCTTGGCGGTGCCATGCCGCCGCAGCCCGCTAAATAAGGTGTCAAGCCCCTTGTGCGCCCGTTCACAAAGTGTTACTCCTCGACCTTAAGGGGAAGCCTACCGCATAGGACAGCGGCGCTATGGCATGGCATGTCATCCGCACCACTTCCAATCAAGAACGCCAAGTATCAAAAGACCTACAAGACCAGAACATTCCCGCCTTTTGCCCGATGACTACGGTTTCTGTAGTACGGCGCGGCAAATCCACCGAAAGTTATCAAGCACTTTTCCGAAACTATGCTTTCGGGAATTGGGAGTCTGATGATCCGCACCAATGGCATGCGGTAAACAAAACTTCCGGTGTTGTTAATATTATCGGCGGTGAAAAACCGGTACCGGTAGTCCCTGGTGAAATAGAATCTTGGCAGCGCCGCGCCCAAGAACGCGACATTATCGGTGACTTAACCGAGACAGTTGCCGATCTAAGGCGGGGTTATCGAATAGGCAGTGAAGTTCGATTACAGCGCGGCCAAATGGATGCGATGACCGGCATTGTTGTCTGGGTTGATGATGTGGCCCAGACGGTTGGTATCAGGCTCGATCTATTAGGACGCCAGCCAATAGTGGTACGCAGACAACGCGATGTTGAGTCTACTGCCAAACCAATTCCGCTAAATCACAAACGGCGGACACGCGGAGGCAAGCGCGGCACCAAAGTAAGACAGCGCGCTTTTGCCAATCATGTTGCAAGTTTACTTTGAAATGCCGTCGTTTTGCAATTGTCCTGAAGTAAAGTCTGGAATATAATTCACTACTTCTTCACCTATCCTGGCTGAAGAAGGTTCTTTGGAGGTGTATTTTCATGCCAACGTATGATGTTGTTATTGTCGGGAAGGCGCATCTTCCTGAGCCGAGTCAGGGGCCGATTATCCCCGGTGGTGGCGGTGGTGGTGGTGAATCACCGCCGGGTTTCTGGGGTGGTTCTTCGCCGTGGCCCGGTTATCCGACACATCCTATTGCACCGGGCGGTGGTGGTGAGCATCCTGCTCATCCTATTGCACCGGGTGGTGGTCATCCGTCGCATCCTATTGCACCGGGTGGTTCACCACCGGGTATTTGGGGTGGGGGCAATGAAGGCTTCCCGACTAATCCAATTGTGATTCCGCCGGGGTTTATTGATGGTGTTCATCCCGAGCATCCCATCGTGATCCCGCCACCCAATGCACCGGGTATGCCGGCACATCCAATTGTGATTCCGCCGGAAGTTTATCCCCCGGATGCAAGGCCGGAACATCCGATTGTTATTCCACCTCCACCGGTTGTCTGGCCACCGCGCCCAACCCATCCAATAGTGGTTCCTCCAGAACCACAACCGCCGCAAGTACTGGAGAATTGGGAAGTTGTGGCGTATTGGACTCCCGAAAGCGGCTGGGCAATGGCTATTGTGCCTACTGAATCACAGCCCGGTCATCCGTCACCTACCACAAGGACATCAGGGGATTAAACCCTGGCGGTGAGTAAGTAAATGGGGGCGAAGTCGGTTTAATATAAACCGGCTTCGCTTCATTACATGCGAATGATGAGGGTTTTTTGATAGGCATAGGGGATAAGCCAATGTCGAGCGAGCCTTGGTCATCGCAGCGGTGGTCTTATAGCGAATTAGTGACACTTGATTTAAGGCGATTACGTCCGGTACTACGAGATTTGTCACCAAGTGATCGTGACAATGTAGTCAAGAAGATGCGCGAGGCTTATCCATTATTACTGATCGATCTGACACCACGCGGTGATCTGCGTATTGAGTCACTGTAATGCTATTACACATTCACCGTACCAGAGATGAGGACGATCCGGGACAGGGACATTCTGTACTTAATCCATCGATTTTTAATGGCGATAAATTAAAGCCCGCAGTACGGGACAAATTACTGTCCGATGCGGCTAGGTTCCAGCAATTCCTCAAAGTACCAAATCTGCCGGTCACCGATGTCATATTGACCGGATCGAATGCCTCTTACAATTATACACCAGAGTCGGATATCGATGTCCACCTCTTGGTAGATTTTACCAAGCTGCCATTCTCCGATATTGCCGACAATTATTTTATGGCCGAGAAGAAGGTCTGGCAGGATAACTACGATTCACGTATCTATAATATGCCAGTCGAATTCTATGTACAAGATACCCGTGGTGCGGATCGCTTGACCGCGAATGGTGTTTATTCACTGACACAGAATAAATGGACTAAATATCCGAAAACATTATCGTATGCCGATCCCAAGGCAGTCGATGCCAAATATAATGACTACAAACATCGTATTGATACGTTGTTGGCAGGACTGCATACGATTAAGCAGATCGATGACTTAAGTGATAAGATTTATGACTTACGCAAATCGGGATTGAAGAAGGGTGGCGAACTCTCGGTTGAGAATGTCACATTCAAGAAGCTGCGAAACAATGGTGATTTGCGCCGGCTTGATGATGAACAGAACCGGTTGACCAGCCGCGAATTGTCACTGAGCGCAACTAAGGATGCTTATGATCCAAGTGAGAAGCGCGATCCCGGTGGTAAGTGGACATCTGGCGGTGGTGGTTCCAAAAAACAAGCAGACCCACCAACCACATTGTTTGCTTCACCTAATGTTGAAGAGCATCTGACATTTGAACAAGCGGTTAAAGGACTACAATCGCCCAGACAAAAACTCTTAGCGGCATTCTCGCACGATATCGATAAGACACTTGGTATTAATGATGTTCGTATCAATCATGTAGTTGGTGCTTGGGCCGATGGTGCCGAGAATTCGGTGATGACCAATACGGCTCGTGCCGATCCTGATATTGAGAAAGTCGCTGCTGCTGCCAAGGGCTTTCTGGCTGATCAGAAAGCTGTGTTGTTGTTTCGTCCTGATGAGAACGGCCATGAGTTTATGGCCCAGTTTCGTACTAAGGGTGATTTAGGCGATATTCACCAACAATTATTGGATGACGGAGTCCAGTTTCATACATTGGAGCCGCGTGGCAGCGATGTAATTATCCATGTCTATGGTGACAGTCCGCAGACCTTGGAAGTTGTGTCAAAGGCGGCAAAGCGTTATAATGCGCAAGTTGATGTCCACCCTGGCAATGGAGCATTCATTGGCACTACCAAAGAAGACGGCACCGACGAAGAGCAGCGGGAAGACGCAAGATCAATCTACACCAAAACCATTGAAGGAGTGGCAGCTACCGGAAAATTGCCAGATAAGTGGCGAACTCAGTGGCAGAACTATATCGATAATTGGCAACGCCAAACCGGACGCCAAGCCACAGGAGGAATAGCCGAATCAAAGGATGAATTCGATCCTAGTCAGGAGCGCGATCCCAGTGGTAAGTGGACATCTGGTGGTGGTAGTAGCACTTCCACTACCAGTCACAATGTTCCGCAGAAGCGGCTTGATGAATTAAAGTCACAAGGCTTTGACACCTCCCGAGTGTTGTATCACCAAACTTCAACTGAAGCCAAAAGCCATATATTGGAGGATGGGTTTGACTTAAACAAGGGACGTGAGATTTTAACCGATGAGGCGGTTCCTGATGGTGTGTTTCTAAAGCCGACCGATGCCAATATTGGCGTTGAGGGTGCCGAGCAGATACCCTTATTTGCTAAGATGAAGAACACCCTCAAAGTATTTACCCAAAAGCAACTGAAAGATAAGTTGAGCGGGCAGGATGAAGAGTACAGGAAGTTAGCGGCTACTGCCACTAAGACTGATCGTGATTTTGCCGAAGAGGAAAAGAAGTTTAAGAGTGTAAGAGGACTTCCGCCGGGTGAAAGAGAGCAGTTGATTGCCGATAAAGAAGAATTCTTTAAACGGTGGAATGCCGAGAATGAAAGGACGAGCACAGCGGCGCGCAAGCGGGCGACCCAAGTATTAAAAGACCAAGGATATGATTCGGTTGAAATATCTCAGGATGTCGGCGGCTTTGGTAAAGGCGCGACTAAAACCATTATTGTATTTGGTGGTGAGAATAGTATAGCGCATGCCGAAGGCGATGCCAAGGTTCTGCCGATCAAAGGACTGACTACCAAAGATTATGACCCGAGTGAGAAGCGCGATCCCGGTGGCAGGTTTGCGACTGGTGGTACCAGTACGTCAAGTATGACCGGGCATAATCCGTTTATGCATCATCCGATGGCCCGAGGTGGGCAGTTATTTTCGATCCATGGCACTGAAGGTGAAGACCCGAAGCAGGCCGCACCGTATCACAAACCCGAGTTTCGCGGTTATGATTCAGCCGACCCGGACCAATATCCTAATGAACAAAGGCGGCGGGGTTGGCATTTAGAAACCGGTGGTGCTAATGAAGTCCGTAAATTAGAGGGGGAGTGGATATCGGGTGGCGCTCCCGGTGGCAATCCGGCCAATGTCCAGCCAGCCGGCGGCACCTTACCTTATGTCATTACCAAACCGCGCAAACGCTGGCAATTTGTTCATCTCTATACCTATGACGGCAAATTTAGTATAAGCTTTGGACGGACCAAAGATAAAGAGCCGTTCGATGAGACAAAGCACCCGCAAGCCCCAGCCGGCGCGCCAGGAGGCAAAGGCGGACAATTCGTCAGCAAAGGGGAAGGAACTGGTGGAAGCGGTGCTGCTGCAACTGCTAAAGCATCACCACGAGAAAGCACGGAGACGGAGCGAAAGGCTGAGACGGAGACTCCGAAACCTCCGGTAAATCTAAGTCATGAGCTAAGCCAGAAAGGCTATGAATACGCCGATTACTATGACGGTATAAAGCGTTTTGTGTTTATGCGGCAGTCAAAAAGAGGGTCAATCGAATACAGTGCCGAAGATCAAGGCTTTGGGAATTATTGGGAACATAATGATCCTGATAACAACCGCCGTTATTCGGGTAATGGCTACTCCGATTTAATTCGCCATATGAACCGGCAAGACAGAGGACAGGTATATGACTCCAAACTGGCTGAGCATTACGGCGATAATCTGACGCTTAGCGGGTTTGATTTGTTTGTTGAGAACAGTAATGCCGCCGCTTACAAGAATTCCAGTGGTGACGAAGTTTATGTGTATAAGGATGATGACGGCGAAGAACTAAAGAACATAGAAGATGCCAAGTGGGCCGTCTTTATGAAGAATGAGGACGGCGTTAAAGAATATAAAAAAGGTCAAGGCACGAACGAACTAAACAAGATTGTGAGTAATCTGGCCGAAGCGCATAAGGAGGAAGGCCAGAAACGTGCTAATGAGAAGGCTCACATGGGTGAAGCGATGCACCGCACCGCAACCAATGTGGTCAATAAGCTTGGTTATGATATGAAGCGGGTAGAGTTTAGTGATGAGGATAAGTTATTCACTTTGAATGGGACACAGCATCATTATGCCGGTGCGGCCTATATCGCCAGCGGTCCTAATAAAGGTAAGATTGTGCTTTATACAAAGCATCTCGACCCGTTGAGTATTCGCCCGGTGGCGGCGCATGAGGTTATGCACCAGAAGTTTCAAGCGGCGCTTGAAGACTTTCAGGCCGAGAAGAAGAAGGTGTGGGGACCGGATTACGAAAAAAACACTTATGCCAGTGGTGAGTTAAGACCGGGTAAGGAGAAGGAATTTCCGGTTTATGCAGAGTTCTACCCGGTGATTGAAGCCGGTGACGTAATGCAGAAGCTCCGCGATGGCGATGGCGTCACTAATTACAGTAAGATGTGGTGGAAGGAGCATAATGACGGTAAGGCCGATGTCCAGCAAGCGGTGCATGAGACACTGGCCGAGATGGCGGCACAGCATGAGCAGACCGGTATAATCCCCGGTACTGCGGCGTGGAAGAAACTTTATTCAGCGGTAAATCGGGTGTATCGCGCGAACCATTGGGGTGGTAAGAATATCGGTGAGAGTGAAGCGGCATGATCGAACGTCAGACTGTTGACGGAAGAAAAGCCACTGTTGCCTATATGACCGCTGATTTTGAACCGGCAGATAAAGACGATGCCGAGTTAATCAAAGTGTTGTTTGATGATGGTGATATTGCCTTCTTAGTGCCTAAGAAAGCAGAGGATAAAGATGTCGTTCCTGATGAGGATGAAGATGAGGTGTGAGGAGTGTCACGGTGACAGAGTTGTGATGCGCTATTCCCCAGAACTGTCACGCTGGCATCCGGTACCCTGCCCATCCTGCAATGGTACGGCAATCACCTCCTGTTGTGAAGGTCAAGTTGGCAATTCCTGTGATGTCACCAATTTAGGTACAATCACAGAAAATGGGATGCCGCAAATCTAAGCGAACATCCCATAAAGTTTCCGTCATCTCACCTACTCAACTACTCAATTAAACAGTGACACCGTAAGAAGGTCACCTTATACTGACGAAGTAGGATAGAAAAAGGGAACCTGATGCCCAAGACAAAACTTCTATTGGTAGAGGAAGGTGAGTTTTTAGCGGCTTATATCGGTGACTATGGCAAATCCGATGTCATGGTAGGAGCCATTGCCCTGGCAATCGTCAGAGCCCATCCCAAGACCAAAAAGAAATTCATCAAATTACTCAGGAAAGCGGTGACACAACGGATGGGGGAGTTGCCCGAGGTGTGGGCGGTGAATGATACGATGCGACCATTGGTGACAGAGCCGCCAAAGGTGCTTGACGATGATGCAAAGATTCAAGATATAGTAGGTTAGGAAAAAATAAACATACGAAGTATAAAGAGATGGCTTTCGTTACTTATGCCAAACCAGATAAGCCTAAACCTAGACAAGAGGTAATTAGGTTTGGTAATAATGTTGTCCGCAACCACCGTTCTGCTACAGAACAGCGGAATGTAAGGAAGACGGCCTACCATATTACTCAGGCCGACCCTACGAATATTGTAAGCGTCAGACGTGGTAACTGTCGCTGGTGCTGGGGGGCAAATAATGAATACCAGCGCACCGACTGGGAACTTGAGCGTGACTTGAACCGTCACATCGCTTCAAGTAGAAACAAGGGTAAGACCTTCCCAGAACTTGGCGGCGGCGGGTTTATTAAGACGAAAGACCCTAATCCACGCTGCCCGATCTGCGCTGGTGAAGGCGAATCCTATGTAAGTATTGAGGATTTCCGCAAGCTTAGTCTTCGCGACCGCAGCTTGATTGCCGGCGTCAAGATGAGCAAGACCGGGCAGGTGGAGGAGATACGCTTCCACAACAAGATCGACGCCATCAACACCTTTGCCAAGCTCGACGGCATGATCACCGAGAAGAAGGTGGTCCGAATACTTGAAGCCACCGAGGCTGACCTTGATCAGTACTTCAATGGCACCACCATCGATCATGATGACCCTGACCTAGCGCCATTCCTGGCCAAGATGGCGGATGCGGGACCAGGGGTGACAGTACCCTCATCAGGGACCGTCACCGATGCCTATGAGGAACCCGCGCAACAAGCGGCAGGTGACCAACAGCGGGAAGCGCGCCTTGCCCGCTTAAGGGCTCTCAAAGACGCTGGGATGCTCGATTGAAGCAAGAGGACGAGAGATGACCTCTCGTCCTCCATGCGGCCTCTGCAACCGTCGCGGGGAAGCAAGCGGAGGGAGGAAGTGTGTTATAATGCCTGACCTAACATAAGGTCAATGGTAAATGCCCTCATTCAATACAAAAGATTACCGACATATCTTTGAACTGGGCCGCTCGATCTATTTCAAGGGTGCTGGCAATGTCGCCATGCGCGAAATGGCTGTCGAATTGATGGTAATGGCCGAAAGTGTTATTGGCCAGCAATCTGATTGGCCAAAATTATCTGAACATTACAGGTTACATCGCAGATTTCTGTCTAATGACAAAACTACTGCCGAAGTTATCGAACTGAAGCGTAAGTGAAGTAGACAAAAACTTATAGGATTATCCGCTCGACGGGGATCTTATTCCTAAAACCAATAGGTTGAAGTGGCAGTGACTAAACGGACTGATTCCCTTGACCGACACCTATTATAGGTTGTGGTGGTGACCAAAGAAAACGGGCTGAGGGGAAGGTGGCCCCAGCCCGTTCATAGTGCCTCGCACCTCAACCGCCCGGTCCAGGGACCGGCTGAGGTACTAGGTCAACGGCATGCCGGAAGGCCCATCCGAAAAAAGTTGCGGTGCGATCTTGTTTTTATATTTGACAGGCGGGTGACACTTCTGCGACCTTGGGCGTGACCCGGCATCCGATAGGAGTCGGGACACTTGATAGCCCATAACCGATAGCCTCCATAACCGCAAAAACGCAACCAGACCAAGTACATAGCCTCCAAAACTCCAATCAAGCAAACGCCAAACCAAGCAAACGAATAGCCATAGCCTCCGCGCGAACCCTATGAGATGCGCGATATAGCCTATAGCCGCAACAGCCCATCAGACATCAAACATAACCTAGATGCCCGATCCTGATCCGGAGAGGTGGTGGCATCGTATAGCGGATAACCACATCAGTCATTTTTGCAAAGATGGACTGAACGGTTGTGGCCTACGATTGATTCGTAGGTTGCAACCTAAAGTCCAAACACTCAGAAAGTCGGCGCGCCGATCACTGATATGACCAAATGGCACTCGATCTTAATCGCCTGAGTTATGAAGAGAAGCTTCAACTCTGGAAGATAATCGAGCAGAAGAAGAAACTCAAAGATGCAACATTACCAAACTGGGACCAATATGTTAATGACCCGGTTGGTTTTGTTCAAAAAGGTCTAGGCGAGTTTCTGTGGAGTAAGCAACGGGAAGTCTTTGAGGCAATACAGCAAAATGATCGTGTTGCAGTAAAGTCTTGTCACAGTTCCGGCAAGTCATTTAGTGTCGCACGGTTAGCCGGGTGGTGGATCGCTAGTCACAGACCCGGTGAAGCATTTGTAGTTAGTACCGCTCCAACATTTGCACAGGTCCGTGCGATTTTGTGGCGGGAGATAAATCGGGTCCACAAAAAGGGTAAACTACCCGGTTACACAAATCAAACCGAGTGGTTTATCAATAACGAGTTGGTCGCATTTGGTAGAAAGCCAGATGACGATTCAACCGTCGCCTTCCAAGGGGTTCATGCCCGCTTTATTCTAGTGATACTAGATGAAGCTGGAGGCGTGCCGGGACCGATATGGAATGCCGCCGAGACGCTTGCAGCGAACGGTGGCAAAATCATCGCTATCGGCAATCCCGATGATCCATTAACCGAATTCAAACGTGTGTGTGACCCTGGCTCTGGCTGGAAGGTCATAACCATTAATGCATTCGACACTCCCAATTTTACTGGTGAACAAGTCCCGCAGTTAGTCAGTGAATTACTGATTAGCAAAGAATGGGTTGAGCGATATCGCCGCCGCTGGGGAACTAGTCACCAATTCTATATAGCCAAAGTACTCGGCGAGTTTCCTGATGTTAGTGTCGATTCACTCATACCGATGTCATTGGTTAAAGCAGCAGTGGAACGCGAGCTTACTCCCACTGAACCAAACGAACTCGGTGTTGATGTCGCCCGAATGGGTGGTAATGAATCTGTTATATATTGGCGGCGTGGATCAGTCGCACGCTTATATGGTGCCTATACCCAACGCACACTCATGGAATTGACCGGTCACGTTGTCAACGCGATCAATGAGACTGGTGCCACCAGAGTTAAGATCGATGATCCCGGCATGGGCGGTGGTGTCACTGACCGCTTGCAAGAACTGCAAAACGAAACCTATTCACCATTACCGCGTAATGTCGATATCATCCCGGTGAATGTCGGATTGCCACCAACCGACAATGAGATGTCCACAAAGAAATTCGCCAACCTTAAGTCAGAACTAAGCTGGCAAATGCGGGAGCGTTTCGAGCGTGGTGACATTGACTTAGGTGACGATGAAGACACCATGGCGCAGACTGTTGCGATGAAATATGGTGTCACTAGTCGCGGTTGGTTAAAGATCGCTACTAAAGAAGAAATGCAAAAAGAGATGGCAGAACTTGAAACCGATGCAAGTTCTACATCACCGGATCGCTGGGATGCCTTAGTACTAGCATTTGCTGAGGACATCCCCGGTGACAAACTCGGCGCGTGGCGCGGGATAGCCGCTCAAATGTAGATGCACCCGGATAACAACTTTAGTCCAGATGAATCTATGACTGAATGGTTTTCCAAGTTTACGCGTAGTGTCGAGCATGCCGCTGGATCGCCATGGGCATTTGTACTAGCGGCACTTAGTATATTGATCTGGGCGGTGTCAGGACCGCTGTTCGATTTCAGTGACACTTGGCAGCTTGTTATTAATACCTTCACCACATTGGTGACGTTCTTACTGGTATTCATTATTCAGGCATCACAGACTCGTGATACCAAAGCCATTCAAGTTAAGCTTGACGAACTACTAAGAGTAGATCGCCAAGCTCGTAATGAGTTGATCAATCTTGAAGACAAGACTGACGAAGAGATAGCCCGGTCAAAGCGTGAGTTTAGAGGGTTTGATAAGTTTAGTAGTTAGCGCGCCGTTGTTATGGTTCTCGCCTTGGGTATGGCTCGCGCTGAGCATTGGGTTCTCGCCTATTACGTGGCTCACGCGCGCGGACTTTATAGTTCTCGCTTGTGAAAGGGCTCACGCAAAAGTGTTGGTTCTCGCATCTCACTTGGCTCGCGCGTATTACTGGGTTCTCGTATCTCGCTTGGCTCGCGCACCTGTCTTAGTTCACGCATATAATTTGGCTCACGCACCATACTGAGTTCTCGCGAGATAATAGGTTAACGCAGTGCTTTTAGTTCTCGCCGACCCTATGGCTCGCGCCATCACAATAGTTCTCGCCTAGTACGTGGCTCACGCACTTCTCTTAGTTCTCGCTTGCGTAGTGGCTCGCGCTCGTCAGTTGGTTCTCGCACTTATAGGGGCTCACGCAACCCATTTAGTTCTCGCATATTTCAGGGTTAGCGCACTGCTTCTAGTTCTCGTATACGGCAGGGCTCACGCGTCATACTGAGTTCTCGCGGATCATTAGGGTTCGCGCTCCAATTTGAGTTCTCGCTACTATCCTGGCTCACGCATTAATCAGGGTTGCGCATCTTTGGGCTCGTCTTCTTCTGTTTCTTCTTCTATGTTTGCTTTGGTTCCTATGACTACAGTTTCACCTTGGAATGTGATCGCCATCATAATATAGGCTTCATCCCAGATATTATCTGGCATCGAAGTAATAGTTTCGAGCGCAGTATTAACAACTTTCTTGAACTGTTCTTTTGTCATTTTATCTGCCATTGGTCGCGCTCCAGTCTGGGTTCTCGCAGGATAATAGGCTCACGCAATGCTGGGGGCTCCCGCTCGTTACTGGGTTAGCGCGGGGTGCAGAGTTCTCGCGGAACGCTTGGCTCGCGCTACGTTCTGAGTTCTCGCTATATGCATGGCTCACGCGCGGTTCTTAGTTCTCGCAGCTTGTGAGGATCGCGCTTCAGACATAGTTCTCGCGATACACTTGGATCGCGCAAAAGTGTTGGTTCTTGCATCTCACTTGGCTCGCGCTTTGCGGTAAGTTCTCGCTTCACCAGGGGCTCGCGCTAGACATTGGGTTCTCGCTAGACATGGGGCTTATGCCGTTCACGGAATCGGAGTTGTGTGGAGAGGATTCCCAACGGCTGTCAGTGTTATTACAGTCACTTGCTGACTTGACTGGGACTGCGCTGAAGACACCCAAGACACAGCCACTTATTTCAATAGTGTACCACATAACTCCAGATCATTGCAATAATCCATGCTACCAGTATCACCGGCAAAATCTGTGGGAGCCGGCGTAAAAAGATTAACACAACCCACAGGAATGCAGTAAGAATTACCCAGATCGCCAACTTACACCTTAACTCCGTCATACACAAAATAGCTTGGTGTTGATCCTTGCACCAGTGAATTATAGTAGCTTATGAATTGAGCGACGGTCATTGGTGTAGTGCCAGACATTGACACTTGCCACAGAAAATTGATCGCGGTCTGGCGCTGAGGCACTAATATTCCGGTGTAAGTACACCCCAACTTTCGTGACATATCGATTAGTGTCATCGTTGGCAGTGAATTAAGCCAGTCCCGCATGATGAACTCCTACTCACCATTTATAGCATCGGATACTGAGCCGTCCGCAAACTCATATCGAGTGATTGTATAGCTGATCACGGAGGGATCAAGCTTTTTTGCCAAGGCCGAGCATTGCTCAACTGGTATATAGTAATCATTCTCTGGCCCAAGCAATTCTTTGGTTTGTTGTTCAAATTGCTCTGCGAGTTTCATTGCTATACCTTTTGTTCTAACGCTTCGATCCGATTTAATATATCGCCTCTAACATCATTACGTAGGCGATCAAACTGGCTGCGTAAGGCACGCATTTCTACCGTTAGGCTGGTGATATTGGAATCCAAGCGAGTAAGTATTGCTGTCATGACCATACGGTCATCCCGCATATCTGCTAACTCATGCTGAATGCTACGCAATATGCGCTGGATTACGTTATTTGTTTCGTCGCTCATATTAATTTCCCTTAAGAGAAAAAGTGCCGGTCGCGAGATTAGGAGTAAGATGAAAGCAACCTCCACCGGCTGACGGGGTTATTTAGAATCGCTGCTGTAGCGCGCTTCAAGGACACTCAAATACCGTCTTGTCCTGAGTCAATTGCATGAATTACTACCACATCTGTAGGAGAAAAGTCAAGTACTAATGTCAAGACGCAGATATCAGCGCCCGCGCCCACCAGCCCCCCGGCAGGGACAACCACAACCCAATAAACCAAACAACAATCCAAACGAAAGGGTCCGTACTCAGGACAATTTCGTTAATTTTGCTGCTCGACTTGGATTAGGTGCGGCTAATCAATCGTCATTTGGTGGTTATGGTTTTAATCCAATAACCCGAAATCGAATGATGCTTGATAATGCCTATCGTGGTTCTTGGATATGCCGCATGGCGGTGAAGGCAATCGCGGAGGACATGACTCGTGAAGGCATTACGCTGGGTTCTGATATGGACCCGGAACAACTTGATAAGATGTACACCGCGTTCAACAAAAAGTTTACCATCTGGGACAAACTCACCGAAGCAATCGGCTGGGGTAGATTATATGGAGGTGGCGGTGCTGTCATCCTGATTGACGGCCAGGATATGAGCAGACCGCTGCGCATTGATACTGTCACCAAAGGTCAATTCTGCGGTTTGATGCCAGTGGATCGCTGGATGATCGATCCGTCAGTGAATGATTTGGTGACCGATCTTAAGTCACTCGATCTGGGACTGCCAAAATACTATAACATCATTCATGATGCACCGATAGCGCCACGCGAGACGGTGCATCATTCCCGATTGATCCGGTTTGAAGGCGATGACCTTCCCTATTATCAACGACTCTCGGAGAATATGTGGGGGTTGAGTGTATTAGAACCGGTGTTTGACCGAATCATGGCGTTTGATAGTGCCACCACCGGCACTGCGCAATTGGTGTACCGCGCGCATCTTCGTACTTATGGCATTAAAGGGCTCCGCGACATTATCAATAAGGGCGGCAAGATACTCGACGCGCTCTATGAACAAGTTGATATGATGCGGATGTGGCAGAGTAATGAAGGCATTACTCTGATGGATAATGAAGATAAGTTTGAGTCTACGCAATATGCCTTTGGTGGGCTGGACTCGGTGCTCATACAAATGGGACAGCAGATATCCGGAGCACTGCAAATTCCGTTAGTGCGGTTGTTTGGTCAGTCACCTGCCGGCTTGAATAGTACCGGTGAGTCTGATTTACGTATGTATTATGATGGTGTCAGGACACAACAAGAGCGCCGGCTTCGAACGCCATTGGAAAAGCTTATTCGCATTATCGCGAGAAGTGAAGAAGTCAAACTACCGGATAACTTCAATTTCGAGTTTGTACCGTTATGGCAGTTGACTGCCGAGCAAAAGGCCGAGATTGCTGCGACTACGACACAGACCCTACTACAAGGTTTTGAGTCAGGCGCAGTGGATCGCAGTATTGTATTGAAGGAGATGCGTAAACAAAGTCAGGATACCGGAGTTTGGACTTCGATTACCGATGAAGATATTGATGAAGCAGAAAAAGACCCGCCAATGCCACAACAGGGCATGATGGGTGGTGAAGGTCAAGGCCAAGGTCAAGGACGCGCGCCATCCTTTGGTAGTTTGACCGCACCAAAATTACCAGAGGCAAATGAAGGTGACAGTTTTCTTCCTGGCTCAAATGTGATCCCCCTACGCCCGTTAGCAGGATCGCAAAGAGCAGCCGGGGAGGACGAGGGGGCATCCGGCTTTACGGGCTTCTTGCCGGGTGCTCCTTCGGTTAATGAACGTGATAGTGCCGGCGCGCATTTGCATTTAGAAGGTCTTGAAGCGATTGACCCGACAATCAATGAACCATTGATTGATATCCGCCGTAAGAAAAAGCCGGTGCATGTTTATCTTGGTGACAAAGACCAAGAAGGTGAGGCAGTATTATATGCCGGGTTCCCGGTGATTGTCGAATTTAAGAAAGGTGAAGTCCGGGATGTTGGTTCGAGTGACGGCGCGGTCATGGCCGCAGATTATGGCTACATCCCCGGAACTACCGGACATGACGGTGACTCCATCGATGTATTTCTCGGTCCCAATGAACGAAGTGAACGGGTCTTCGTTGTTAATCAACGCGATCCCGATGATGGGGAATTTCACCAACACAAGGTATTCCTTGGTTTCGAGAAATCCAACGACGTAGTTGATTGCTTTAATGCATTCTACAATGATGGTCGTGGTGAAGACCGCCTGCACTCAGGCAATGAAATGACACTCGGTGAATTCAAGACTTGGTTGATGAACTACAAGGATCGCAGACGCAATAGGGCTTGAAATGGACTACAACACATTATGCTGGGCTGTCGAGTGGTCATCGATGCATATTAGCAAAGGTCGTAGGGATGAGCATATCCGAAGTTATGACCGGCGCTTTGATACTTGTTTTGAAGCCCTCAAATTCTACAACAAGAAGCTAGACAAGGGTTTATACTCGGCGCGAGTTATTCGTATTGCCCAAGATGGTAAGAAAACCGTGTTTGCGCATTACGACAGCTTCCCGGTCTATAATGGTATGCAAGCGACACTCTAAGGGGAATAAGTATGAATGTCGATCTGTCACAAGATGACATCAGACTGATGCTTGAAAAGCTTGAAGGTGACAATGCCAAGCATCACAGTTTGATTGGTAAGCTGACTCGGGTGTTGATACCCGAAGCCTCTGACGATGAGATTGCCAAGAAATGGCAGGAGTGGCAGAAGCCTGACAAATGAGTGACACCGGGATTGACCTAGAGCGCCTGCGCGTGCCAAACTTGTCGGACAAAGACAAGGCGGTGGCTTTGGCGCTAATGGTTATCCGCAAGAAGAATGTCGGTATCGCCTTGTCAGTGACAGAGTCACTATTGATGTCGCGCGAGTTGTTGCGCGCGCTCCACCTCGATCACTTGGAGAAGTGAACAAATGGCCAGTGCTATGGAAGACCAACGCGAAACTACAAGGCGGATGATAACTTCAAGAGTATCGGCTGAAGTAATGGGCCGTTATGACGATCTGTGTGCTGGGATGCGGCCACTGCCAAAAAAGCCAATGCCAGAGCGTGTTGTTCCGGCATTCCCAATTCATGCTTACAACATCATGAAGAATCGGTGATCCTTGAAGTACCTGTTGGTCGCATTGTCACTTGTTGTTGCGGTTCCGGCTTACGCTGCTGCTGATTATCGTTGTTATACCCAATACAAAAGGCTACTACATACAAATCCTAATACCCTTTTGTACTCCATGAATTATGACCGATACATGAATGAATGTGCTGGTCAGGAGCGTGACCCGCGCCGTGGTGTCTATGGGCGCTGTTATGAATTGCGGAAGTCATGCTTGAATAAAGAACAACTTGGCGAACAAGGCGAAGGCAATTGCCGTCAGTATCGCCAAACCTGCCGAGGCCAATAATGGCAAAACATATTCATGTTCACGTACATGATAGTATGTGGACCTATAACGGGACATATGACCCGAAGGACGATGAGAAGTGGAAGCGTATCTGGAGTAAGTTAAGGCCGGTATCTGTTATTAGAGATGCTGCGCCAGTTGAATTAGACCCTGATTTGTTGGAGCTTGCTTTTAATAAGCCACAACACATTGTGCAGGAGCTATATCAAATACAGGAGCAGCGTAATCAAAGTGGACGGCCTTCGCTGCGTCCTTTGTGGGAAGACACTTGTAGTTGTGGTAAGAAGTAATGCCTAAGATGGCTGAACTCGATTATGTATTGGATAGGCTTTCTCCCTATTACACGCCGGATGAGACAAGGATTTGGCTGACTACGCCACAAGCTTTGTTGAACGGTGAAAAAGCCATCGACTTAATCAATAATGGAAGGACCGACGAAGTAATTAAAGTGATCGGTGATTTAGATCATGGGACGTATATTTGACTATCCAGCTATATCAAACTTCTGACATAAGAATGAGCGCACGCCAGAGGCGGCGTGAAGAGGCGCATTTTGAGAAAGTAAGACGCGCCGAGTTAGGTTATATCACACAGATACGCAAAGTAGCTCGACAGGTTGGTGACTTAATCAAACATTATGATCCGTTTACCGAAGCGGTAATTGGCGAACTACAAGAAATCCTATTCCGTTATTCCCAAATCATTAGGCCATGGGCCGCATCCGCCGCTGCTAGGATGATTGCTGAGGTGGCGCGCCGCGATGAGACAGCTTGGGTTAGGCATAGTGGTGAAATCAGCCGTGGTCTGCGGCGCTTAATACAACAAGCTCCAATTGGTAAAGAAATAAAGAGGATAATTGCTGATCAGGTTCATCTTATTAGTGACATTCCGATTGAGGCTGGCACTAAGATACAAGAGTATGCTCGCGAAGCGGTTATTACCGGACGTAGGTTCAAGTCTGTAGTCCCGGAGATACAAGATACCGTCGCCGGTATGACACTGAACCGGGCCAATCTAATTGGTCGTACCGAAGTGGCCAAGGCAAGTTCCGCTAT